ATAATACAGGTTTTAATGCATTCTGTGTTGTGTTTGGGTTGCTCTCCTGATGCCTAAACAACTGAATTATATTACTAAATGACACACTATCTGTACCCTTAGCAATTTCAAAATAAGCTTGTCTACTTACTAAAGCACCTATATTGTTTTTTAAAATTGGCATAGTAGTATAATCAAAATCTAATTGTTGCCAATTATTGTCATCAACATACCAAGTCGTTAAATACTGATTATGTTTATAGTATTTATTGTAATATGTATAACCGTTATCAAACCAAATTACAAAATCATTCCACAGGTAATGGTTGTATTGTGTAACACTTATATTAGTTAATTGTGTGTCATCAAAGAAATCTGGTAACAAACTATCATTACTATTTAAATTAGTCTTTATACTAATTTGATTATATGTAGTATCAAGTTCAATTGTTGCACCATTTGATTTAAATGATGTACTAGTAATATTATATAATTGATTTAATGCAATCTGGCTAGTTGAATAAGTAGACCAGTTATTAGATGTTGTATATAGTGTATAATCAGTATAACCATTTTTTAAATAGTCATAATCCAATATATAAACACTATTACCAGATGTTATTATTGTATATCCTAAAAATTGAATTATTTCAGTTAGTACTTCTTTATATGTCATACTAGTAGCTGCAACTGCTACTGTTGTGTCTGTTGCAGCTTGTGCATCATCATTAAAGAAATTTTGTTCAGTAATAAATAGTTTATCAACTATTTTAGTCTTATCTGCTGAACCAGTTAGAGAATTATTCTGATTGATATATATGTTTTTATAACAATTACATTTACTGATTATATAAACTAATATGCTTTCAAATGATTTGATCTTTTTATTGTCTGGATCAATTTGTTGATAAGTATAATTATCAAGTGTACTTAATCCATCAATTGCTTCAATATCTATACTTTCAAAAACATTTTCAAAACCTTGTGTATAGATATTTGGTGTAACATAACCAACTCACTCAATAGAGTTATTATCTAAGTTGGTTAATGTCATTTTACACCCTTGTGCAGTACTTTGATATATATCAAATAGATATTTATCTGATAAAATAGTGCAGGTTGCATTGGATAATTTTAAAGGTGAATAAATAACTTTATCATTATTATATTCAACTTTAAAAGGTTCATCAGATAGCACTAATTCAGTGCTACCAGTAATACCATTATTTATATCAATATCTATCTGATAAAGAGTATTATTTATATTTTTAAATTGTCCTGTGTATTTCATTATACTTTACTTTTTATTTTATCATAGTTATTAAGAACCCCTTTTAAATGCTTTCCTTCAATCACAAACTCAACAGTTCCACCATTGCCTGTATTTTGTCCATTTATTCCACCTTGACCATTTAAAAGACCAAATAATGTACTTTGTTGACCTCCGTTTAGAATCATTTCACCAGAATTTAAACCAGCTATTACTTTATCACCTGTAAAACTTGAACCTTGAACAATACCACCATTTGCAAATTTTGGTAAATTTCCAATTAATGAATAAACTGAGGCTGCTGCTCCTGCCATTTCAACCAAATTTAAAGGGAATGGCAAGTCTGCTGCTGATGATATTGCCCCAGATACTGCTACAGCTGTATTTGCGGCTACTTTTGTTTTATCTTCATCAGTTTTTTTATTTGTGTCTTCTGTACTACTATCAGTTTTTGAACCTGCTAATTTCGATAAATCGCTAATGTCTACAGATGCTTTTTTAGTATCAAATCCTTTTAATGTATTCTTTAATAATTCTGGTTTATTTGCCTTTTCTTCAATTTTATTTTCTGCTGCTTTAGCCTTAGTTAATTTATCAGTAAGAGCTATCAATGTTTGCATTGTCTTAATAGCTGTTGTTATATTATCAATACTATTTGTAATTGCATCCCAAACAGCTAATATTTTATCCCAACCTGTTGATTTTACATTAGAAAATGTATCGTTAACCGCTTTGAAAGAATTATATAAATTTTTTGCTGAACCTGCAATTTCTTTAACGCTACCATATACACCAGTATTTAATTGGTGTTGTAAGTCTTTTACATCCTCTTTAACCTTAGCTATTTTAAGAGCCTCTGCAAGACTAGGAGCTTTTTTTAATGCAGTATTCAATTCATCAATTAAACTATCAGCTTGACCGTTGAACTGTGCTTTAAGCTTAGTTAAATCGCCATTAGCATCAGCCATTGATTTTTTAATATCTTTCACACCTGCTTCTGTAAAAGCTTTTTCAATAGCTTTAATATAATCATCATTTTGCTGTGATTTATCTTCTAATTTTTCATTATCATTTTTGTTATAATCAAAAGTGTGGTCTATTTCTGGTTTTACTGGTAATTGAAATGAATAATCTTTTTTCTGTAATTCTTTTTGTTTATCCTTTACTGTTTTGATAAAATCATTAGTACCAAAGTTAACACCTTTTATTGCTGAAACAGTTCTTAATGCTTCATCAACAACACCAGACATTGCATTAGTATATTCATCTTGCGTAATAATACCATTCTTTAAATAACTGTCTTGTTCAGCTAGTTTTTTTAAATAATCATCTTTAGCAGTATCAATTTTATCATCAACACTTGTTAATGGGTTTGCAACACCTTTTAAAGCATCTTGATAAACAACATCTTTTTTTGCTTGTTCTGGAGTTAATAAACCACCTAATTTAGTAACAGAATCTTTGTTTAATTTATCATACAGTTCATTATATTTTGATGTTGTTATTACTTTATTAGCTAATTGATTTTTGTATTCAGTTAGTTTTTTTGCTATATCATCTTCTTCTTTTTGAATAGGATCTTCTTTTCCCTTTTTTTCTTTTTTATTTATATTACTATCAACATTAAGACTTGTAGTTTCACCTGTATTATTACCAAGTTCAGATTTTAGTTTATTTTTTTCTCTAGCAATATTATCTCTTATTTTATATAACTGGTCTCTCTCATTAAATAAATTCTGTCTATCACTAACTAGACCTTTATTTACATTTTTACCGCCATTAATATCACTTCTTAATTGATTATCAATAACATCAATTTTAGATTGATTTTCAGCAATTTTATCATCATTCGGATTCTGTTTACTTAACAGGTATTGGTATTTACTTTGTTTGTCTAATAAATCAAGTCTTTCACTAATTTTCTTGTTAATATCACCAGCGATTTTTAAACCATCTTTATCATATTTATAATTAGTACCTAAAATTGAATTGATAGTATTTAATGCTGTTTGTCTCTCCTTTAATGAAATGGTTGTATCTTCAATTATCTTTTTTGAATTCTTTAAATCATTAAGTTGTCCATTACTTTCACCAGCATTCTTTAAACCTGATGTGTAATCTGTTCAAATAGCTTTTAACTCTTTTGCTTTCTCTGCAAGGTTTGAAAAGTGTTGATAAATTGCGATTGCACCACTAATTAGAATCATTGGTAAGAATGACATAAAAGCTGATTTAATTGCTAAACCAACATTTTTAAATGCAAACGAAGAAGTCAACCCAAATTTATTTACCGCTGCTTCTTGTTCAGCATAAGATTTTGCTGCTGCAATTGATTCATCTAAGTATCTCTTTTGTGATTTCTTTGATAAAGTGCTACCAGCTAATTCTTGCATAACAGCACTTTTTTCTGCTTCTACAGCTTGTTTTATGTAGCTTTCAGTTGCTGCTGTTGATACTGTTGCATAACCATTTTTAATAGCCGTAAAAGCTTTTGCTATAATCACAGTTGTTACTATATTAACCACAGCATCACCTAAAGCTTTAAAGTTTTCAATTACCCATTTAAAAGCCTCACTAGCACCATTCAATATATTTTTATAGATATTACCTACATTTAATTTTGCGGTTAATTCTTCAAAGCTATTACCAATTCTATTAGTAGCACCGCCTATTGTATCAGTGTCAACATTACCAAAGGCTTTTTGTAATTCAGCCCCAAATTTTGGGAAAACATCATTAGCTAATAATTGACCGTGTTTAGCCATATCACGAAGCTTTTCTACAGACGCACCCATAGATTTAGCCATTATAGAAAGTGATTCAGGTAAAGCCGTACCAAGCCCCGCAATTAATGGTTTTAATTGAATTGTACCCTTTTGCATCATCTTCGACATAGCATCAAAAGCTTCTGCTTTTTTATCACCACTAGCACCAGTTGCTAGTAATGCTGCATTTAAACCTGTGAATAATGATTGTTGATCTTTTAAAGGTATATTACTAGTCTTTGCACTTGCTGTAAACTTTGCAAAGGCACCAGTCATTTCATTAATACTTAAACCATATTTATCACTTAGTTCAATGATGTATTTCTGATTTTCACCATATTCTGCTCAACCACCAGAAGCAACTTTTAAAGCCTTATTTACTGCTGCTGACTCTTTAGCAACATCAATCATTTTTTCAATCAAATGAGTAAATCCAAGACCAGCACCCAAAACCCCAGCCATTTCTAAAGCTGTAGCTTTTATTTCTCTAAATCCGTTTTGTATTTGGGCTTGACCTCTTTTAAAATTCTCTGTTAGTAGATTAACCGCTACACCGAAACTTAAATTATTTGCCATATTATTCTTGTTGTTGTTTGTTTATTTTTTCAATTAAATCTGCACCAGTTCTAAACATATCTGGTAATTCATCAGCCATAATTTTAAACTCTGTTTTTTCTTGTTCTGCTTGCTTTTCAAGTTCCCAAGGAAAAGGATAAAATTTTGCAGGATTGTTTATTTTAGATGAATCTATATGAGGTATAATAGATAAATAGCACCATAATCTGCGACTCTCCATTTGTTCTTTTATTCTATTGTTATAAGCTTTTATATATAAACCAATATCATAAATATTCATCTCATTCATTATATAATTAATATCCAATCCGGCACTAATTATTAATAATGAAGCAATGTCTTTTATATAAATAATTTCTTTATTTGTTGAATTATTTTCATCAATTTCTTCATTCTCTTTATTAGAGAACTGTTTCATTAACTCTAATTCTGTATTGAATTTATCAACAATTTCTTTACTTATCTTTTTATTATTAATTACTTCTAAAAACTCATCATAAGTAAATACTTCTGGATTATTTGATAAAACTATACAGTACATTAATTTCAATAAATCATCTGTATTTGTATAGTCTATTTCATTAAATGATTTATTAGTAAACTGTTCAAATTTGATGATACTTTTTATATTCAATTTTATATTCATATCAATTTGAATTTTAAAAACAAAAGGCGGTAAATAATCACCGCCTTTTATATTTTGATCTAATTATTATGCTGATACTTTTACTAAAGCACCTGAACCTTCTAAAGATACAGAACAAGAAACTATTGCATTATCTTCAGCTTTCATACTTAAAGATGTAATGTGTGCTGTTCCGGTATAAAGACCTGTTCCAGTTAATGCAAATGTTGCAGGGTCTGCAATTCCAATAGTAAAACTAATAGAAGTACCTGCTATTTGACTAGCTAAAAGTGTATCGAATGAAGTATCACCTGCTACTGTAGTATATAAAAAATCAGAAGCAATTGTATATGAAATTTGACCAGATAAACTAGCTTTTCAATTTCCAGACATTTTATTAGTCGTATCAATTGATGCTGCGCTAATTGATAAATCACAAGTTTTTGCAAAAGCAATTGGTGTAGTACCTACGAATAACATTAGGTTATTACCTTTTACTAAATCGGTATTTGAATTATATGATGTTGCCATTATTATTTATTTTAATTGTATTATTTGTTATTTGATTTCAAACTGTAAAGTCTGAATATATTTTTTATCTATTAAATCTTCAACTGAATCTGTTAGTCTGCATTCATAGTTATAATTATCTTTGTTTTGGTGTATGCCTTCAATTAAATCATTTAAAGCTTCTGTTATTGATATACTTCTATCATAATCTTCTGAAACAATTACAAAAGTAACATTGCATTTTTCTTCATAAATCCCAAATTGAGTATGTTCTTTAGAATACTTTTCCCTATAATAAATTATAGTATCGCCTTCTGTTCCTTCTGGTGCAACTATAGGAAATATATTATTACCTACTCAATCAGTTAAACCACTATCTGCAACAATTAATTTTCGTAATTCTGTAGTTATTGAGAACTTTGTAAATGCTTTTACCATCTTATCCTTTATTTATTAAATTTGTAATTGCTCTTTCAATACCACTGTAAACTTTATCTATTGCAGCGGTTTCATTCGATTCAATAGCATCTTTTCAGAAACTATTACCTTCAACCTTTCCCCTGTTTGCACCGCTTTTAGTGGTTCTTTCTTGTGTACCTAAATCTATTAAATGTGCGTGCATACCTAATTGATTAAATCCGGCAATTGCTCCTAAACTTGACCTTTTTAGTTTACTTCTAAAGGACTTTAACAAATCACCAGAATCACCTTTTTTAGATTTCATTCTATCTCTTAGATTTTGCCTACCAGCATTAATAAATAATCCTGTTGCATCCTTTAAACCTTGCTGAACTGCTTTGTCTTTTTGAAAGTCGTTTAAGTTTTCAATAGCTTTATAAACTCGGTCTAAATCAATTAATGTAGTTTGTACTTCC